CAACATCTTCGAAACCTTCTAAGTCAAGGTTTACGTGGAATTCTAATAATTTATATAAAGGTTCTACTCTTTGAGATTTATTTAAACCTTCTATTTCTAATTCTTTTTTAGCTACTTGATCCGCATTTACATCTTGCGGTTTAGATAATTCTATGTCTCTATAAAAACCAGAAACTTGTTGTTTACGTAATTCATTTTCCGAAATTTTAACTACATGACAAACTGAAGTTGCATCTTCTAATGAAGTTGCAGTGTAGGGTACAATTAAATCATCAGCTGGTACAAATTTAGAAACAGCTCTTCCTAATAAATCATCATAATAAACTTTTTTAAATGTAGAACCTGCAAGTGGAAGATAAAATAACATTTGATCAAACTCAGGTTCGTATTCTTTCATTTGATCCATCAACTGATAGTTCATGAAATCTTTAACACGCTGAGACTGTTGCTCTTTCATAGGATTACTTATTCCTAAGATTTGAGTTCTTACTGGTCCATCAGCTGGGAGTAACTCTTTATAAGCGAGCGCCTGAAACTGAGTAACAGCTTCAGCAAGTACCGGGTGAGTCGCCCCCGACGCGCCTTGGAAAGGTTCGGTTCTATTTTCATACTTGAATCCTAACAGATCTAAGCCCACAGTGTAAGCCCTTTCCCAATCTGCTCTAGATGCTTTATATTCTCTGTAATCTCCATCTAGCTGACTAGCCATTGGATCTAAAATGTCATCTGGTAATAATTCTGCTAAGTTTGCAAAGTGGTCACCTTCTTCTGGTGCGGGCATTGCATTTGGATCAAAATCAACTGTAGCACCACCATCTTCTTCTTCGGTAACTTCAATTGGTTTTTTTCCTAGTTGGTCTGCAATATCAACTTCCTCAAGAGTCTCTTCTTCTACGAGTTCATCTTCTGGTCGTTTAACATTTGGGAGACCTTTATCTATTTCTGCCATTTAAATTCTCCTGCTTCTTCTTATCTTGTTTTTTAGGTTTAATCAACCCCTGTGGATTAGGTCCTCTTAATGGGGGTATTTCCTTCCATTTAACGTGCTTCATGTTTTTAACTAATGTTAGGTTTTTTACCATTTCGTTTTTAAACTCACTATTCCACCACCTGCAAATGTTTCCTGAGTTCCTAACATTCCAGGTTTGCTCATTAACTGTTTCCATTTATTTGCCATTTGTTCTTCTTCTAAAATAGATTTTCCAGTATCGTCATAAAAATATTCACTTACATCCCCATCTTCTGGAATGATACCTTTAGATTTATAATATTCATTTAAAAACTCAATATACTCAGGAGATAATTTTTCATAATCCTCACCAGCAGGACTCCACATTCCATACGCAGGTCCTCTTTCTTTCATTGCTTCAATTTTGTCAGGATCAACTTCACCTGTATAATTGGAAGAAAAGTAGTAAGGATCTTCTGTTCCAAACATTCTTGAATCCCAAGAATCTGCTTTTCTTATAGCATCAAGCTCTCCTTCTTTTGACTCATATAAACCTATAGCCGATGGATCCATGACAGATTCAGATAAATTATACCATGCTTCTTCTCCTCCTGCTTTTTGTATTTGATTTTCTACATCTTTAATTTGGTTATCTATACCTGTAACAGAAAGACCTGCATCTCCATATCCCCCTATATCTACAGCTTCAGCAAAATCTTTATTCTGTTCTAAATCATATTGCTTGTTATATAAATTATCAAGTCTCTCTAAGTTGCCCATATTACTCCAAAGCTTAATTAACATTTCTTTTTCAGGGCCATCAGCCATTTCTAAAATATCTTTTCTTTTTAATTTTTCTGGATCCGCTTTCCATTTATCTCCAGCCACATAATGTAATAAAGTTTTATTAACTGCTTCTTTGAAAGGTGTACCTGCGGTAATAGTATCATAACCAGCAATCCCTGCTTCAAATACTGGAATAGAAGCTAATGCAATTGGACCAAATAATTCAGCTGCAAATCTACTTCCTATTTTTCCAGCCAATCCAGATTTACCAGCAGTTTGTAAAATCTTTTTAGCCAGTTTTGCTTTTTCAGGACTTTCCCATTTACCTGTTGCAAGACCTTTTTCTAAAGCTTTTCTTCCACATTCAACAGTTGGCGTTCCAGTTGCAAAACCAATCCTGCCTCCTGATGCTTTGCCTTTGGAGCAGAGTGCTTTAAGATAAGTTTGAAATTTGTTAAATTTCTTCGTGTCCCATTTTTTTACGTCAGAGATAGACGATCGAACAACTTTTTTAAATTGAGCTTCAGGAGTTGTCCCTGTCTCAACCCCGTACCATTTACCGTCAACCTGAAACCTAACGCCCCTTCTCTTTATGTCGGCCAGATCATCAGCGGTAATTGTTTTCTTTCTAATTTTTTTAGTCATATCGTCTGCGTACTGATTATTAACCTGAGTCACGATCTGTAAATCTTTAGCTAATAAAGGAGAAGATTTAACCCCTTTCTTATGATGTTTGACCACTGAATTTTCTATTTGCCATTTACTAGTTTCATCTCCTAAAAAACGAACTAAATCCGTAAATCTAATTTTACTAGTATCAAAACCTTTTCCTTCAAATAATTTTTGAAATACCCTGGATGTGTCGTCTAAAGATTTTGTTGCATCTTTAGTAATATCATAAAATTTTTCTATTTTCTTAAACTGAGGATGAGACGTAATTAATTTTTGACCTTCTTTTAATCTCTTTTCGCCATGGCCTTTATAAAGGAATTCTGTAGGTTTTCCTGTTGTCTCGTCTATAATAGACTTGTCAATAAATCCAGCAACTCTTCCATCTATTATTTTAAGTTCATAATTCTTATTTCCTTGAAGAACGGCTCTGTCAACAGAACCAATCATAAACCCACCAGGAGTTTGTACTCTTCCCCAGTATCTAGTTTCACCTTTGGTCGGGTCATTTACAAATTTTGCTATTCTTCTTACAAGTTTTCTATCTCCTTTATGAATTGTGCCTTCATGAATTCTTTGTGGACCACCATATTTTCCTTTTCCTTTTGCTCGACCGTCCGAAATTCCATACCTATATTTTTTAAAATTCCATTTCATACCTTTAGGTAACGTAAACTCTCTCATGATTTCTCTTTGGGCACTCAAAGATAAAGGTTCAAAAGCAACCGTTGTCTTAAAATCTCGTTTTATAAAATCTACAACTCTTTTATAATTCATATGATTCTTATAGGCGGTAATTCCAATCGGTCGTTTTTTATTAAATTTAAATTCAAGTTCAGGGAACTCATCTCTGATTAATTTTTTTTCATATTCTGTAAGATTAACTTTAGATGCGTCGAAAGGTATAATGTCAATTTTAGATTGTGCATATCCTGGTCTCGATCCATCAACCGATGGTTTAACTAATGGACCACCTTCAGCCATGTTGAATGGTCTTTCACCTAAATTTTTTCTTTGTAGATACTCTTCGTAAGTTTCTTGAGAAGGATCGAAGTCTTTTAGTAATTCATCTCTAAGTGGGCCTGGTACTACATCATCTTGTAATAAAGCCTGGTCCGTGATCCGTGGTTCGAGGACCTCGGAGTGATAGAACTCGGACCACGCGCCATCGGCTGCTTTGTAATCGTTCGTTCTAAAAAATGTTATTGCGTCGTTGTAATCTTTAATTTTCATTAGTCTCCTTCATAATCTGGCAAAGAATCATCCCAATCAGCTTCCCAAACGTCTTTTTGAGCTTTAGATGATTTAGTTACTTTGCCTGTTGCAAACTTTTCTACTTCACTAAAATCAGATCCATGATCACCGTATTTTTCAATAGTTGATTCTTCAAATTTAACATTCTCTGGATGTCCTCCAGTAAATTCTGCTTCTTCAACATTAAATTCTTCTGGAACTTCTTTACCTTGAGATTTTACTTTTCCTGCATCATCTATGTCTGGTTCAATTACTTCTTTTGCTTTATATTGTAATCTAACCGGTTGACCATGATAACCATCAGACCAACCATGTTTACCACTTCCAATATCAACGACAACGTCTCCTGTGTTTAAATCTTGTTCTACATAAACATCTGTTTTAGAATTAGGGAGTTTAGTTTTATGAACAATGACTCTTTCTGCTCCTGAAGGAATTTCTGTTCCTTCTTTAATAACTTTATTTACAAGGGGCTTGAACCACGCTGGCATGCCGTCAACTCCTGCTTTAATTGGAACTTTTGTTAATTCTGTTGCGACTTGTTTTGTTGGACCTTTACCTAATAAACTTACTAATCCTGATTTAGCTGCTACACCTGTTGCACCTATTGCTGCCATTAATTTTAAAAATGCTCTACGGCCCATTCCGCCGCCTGCAAAAGGCTTTCTCCACTTCGCACCTACATTCCAGTTATCACCTATTTTTGTTTCACTTACGTTTGATAAAAAATCTATGGGTTGACCTTTATAATTTACATCGCTTTTGTCTCTTCCAATACCAAGTTCGCCACCTATACTTAACTCTCCACCTAAAAATGGAAACGTCGTATCTGCAGCAAACGTGCCGCCATAATCATATCCTTTTTCATTTAAACCTTCGATGCCGTATATATTTTGTCCTTCTTTTCCTCCAGAAACAGAAAAATCAACATAGAAATTAATTG